TCATTTCGTGGGGTTAACGATCTCACCGACTCGCCGATAGACCTTCTTTGTCATCTCCTCAGTGGAGTGGCCGAGCAGCCGACTTGCATGCGCAAGTTCTATCTCGCTGGCGGCTTTAGGGCGGATGTCTTTGAACTGAAACTGACGGATCAGTACAGCGAGGGCAGGATCGCCGTCGGCACCGGCCTTGATTGCTGCTTTATCCCGGGCTTCATCCCAGCGGTTGCGTAACATCTGCTGGCTCATCCGAAGGCCGGACGCGTTCGTGATAAGCGTTGAGGTCTTAATCCCATTTAACGATCTGCGTTCTAGCAGGTTATCTAGGAATAGACTAAGCGCTGATTGTTCGCCGGCATCGTCCAGGCGAATCCGCAGAAGTTTGCCGCCCTTGCCCTGGCGAACCCCTACGAAGCCGTTGGCCAGATCGGTAGTTGCCACCTTCAGCACATCAGCAGGGCGCTGGCCGGTCAGGTAGGCAAGGTCCATGGCATCCTTTAGTTCCTGCACTGCCTCTCCATATACCGCATTCCAAACCACTTCGCCGGCATAGTAGTCCCGCGGCTTTTCCTTGTTTCTGCGTACGCCGAAGCAAGGGTTAGCATTGTTGGTCAGTCCCCACTCGCGCGCGATCGTGAACATGTGTGACAACAGCGCGATTTCTCGGTTGGCCCTGACCTTGGCGGTTCTGGCATCTCGATACTGTGCAACTACCTGGGGAGTGATTGAGTCGAGAGGCGCGTTTTCAAATGCCTTGCGCAGCTGTTTCAGTTCCTTGCGGTTGTCGGACTGCGTCCGTATTGATTTGGTAGGGATGATCTTTTTTTCGTACTTGTCGAACAGCGCACCCATTAGATGATTGGGTTTTAGTGGTTCGCGGCGTTCCAGTCGAGCCCACTCGACCCTCGCCGCGTCCAGATCACTGCCCAGCGGTATTTCTTTACGTTTGCCGTCGGCATCCCTGCCGTTGTAGTAGTACGAAGTCCACATGGCGCCGCTTTTACGCTTGCGAGTGCGCCTTATCATTCGAGGCGGAAGATCGCGATTGGCTATGCTTTTCTGGCGCATCAGTCAGCTCACGTTCGCTAGGTCGAGCGACCAGGTTTCGGTTACGGCGTTGACCGCAGAAGGTTTGACTCCCGCGAGTTTCAGTCGGGCGTAAACCCGACCCACTATTGGGCGGCGAGCGCCTGTCAGAACAAACTCCCAGCGATTTTCGGTCAACCATAGAATTTGTTTGGACGGGATCTGATACCCGGTGATGGTCGCCAGTTCTTCGTCGGCGAGGGTTTCGCTTTGGAATTCCATCATTCGGCTCTCCCCATCAGGGCTCTCGGCCCATGACTTCGGCGTGTGCTCTCCTTAGCAGGCAACACGATAGTGCCAGGAGCATGCGTATACCCCACAGCAGGCTGCGCGAGCGGGCGTTCCTGAGCGTTTAGCGTTGCATCATCGAGCGCTGCCCCGCGCAGCTTTTCGTGGGGTATAAGTACCTCCGCAGTGACGCTGGAAGGAGCAATAATGCCTACTGCTTCGCAGCAGTGACTGTTTGTTTCTAGCGTGTTGACGCTGCTCGCTGTGCGGAACAAAGCGGGCAGGGCCATGGTTTTGTCCTGTGGGTTTTTCATGCCGCTTTCCTCCGATGTTCGATCGCGAGTTGGTCCATCAGGCGCTGGTGGTAGGTGTTGCGTGCTTCTGCGGCAGGCCATGGACGGATGGTTTCAACCATGGGCTCTATGCCGACCAAACAATCCCAGATAGCCGGATCGGTTGGCATGAGGTCGCGGCGTTCGGTTGCCAGTGCAATCAGGTCGGCATGGTGCACGCTGGCAGGGAGATCGAGGGCCAGGTCGAAGCGCTCACAAACGCGCGTCCAGATCACGTCCTCGAAACCTCGGTAGTCGGGCATCCACTGCTTGAGTGGGCGGGTCATGTCACCCAGGTACGCCTCGGTCGCGTCGTGGAGCAATGCCGCGAGCTTGTGCTCTTCCGGCACCAGCTCGGCGACGATGCAGCTGTGTTGGGCCACGCTGTAGAACTCACGGGTGTGGCCGTTGAATCGGCACAGGTGGGCCAGCGCGTGCGAGATGTCCCGTGGGTCGATCATGTCGGCGTCAGGCTCGAACAGGTCGCAGCGTTTGCCGGTGGAGGTGAGGATCCAGTTCATGCGGCTTCCCTCACTAGGTCGGCCAGCAGCAAGGCGTCGTCGGTCGCCTTGTGCAATTGGCGCAGAGCTTCATAGCCGATCCGCGCTTTCAACTGGCGGTCAAACTCTTTGTTGTAGCGGGTCAGTGCGCGCAGTTCCTTGGTGGTCTTGGCGTGTTGCTGCTGCAGCGTGCCGGCGGCTTGGGGTGTCAGGCGCAGCATGGGGATGGCTTGGCTCATGCGACATCCCCCTTCAGCTCGAAACGGTCCATCAGCGCAGCCATATTCAGTGCCTTGTCACGTAGGGCAAGTGACTGCGCTGCTTGGCTTTCGGATCTGACGGCGCGGAAGGTGTCTGCGGCGAGCTTCAGCTTCTCGGCAATAGCGAAAAGGGTGTAACGGTCTTGCGGTTCCCGGCTCAATAGGAGTTCGGTGCGCATGCATTGATCTGACATCTCTTTGAGAGAGGCTGCGTATGCGGCTGATGCTTCGTCACGGCCCAAGACGTATCCGTCGGAATGGCCTTCGTCGTAGCCATCATTTTTGCCGTCTGTGAGGCCGCCTCGATAGCCGACCCAGTAGAGGATTCCGGCGGCGATTACGATGCTGATCAATGCGCAGATTTGAATTGCAGTCATGTGGTGTGCTCCTGGTAGTTGCGTTGGCTGGTGGTGGCAGCGGTTGGGGTTACTGGTCTAGCTCGGTTGAGTCGTTTTGCGGTCGTGGCATGTCCTCATCTGCCTTGTAGGCGCGGATATCGATCAGTGCCGCGACGTGCTTGATGTGCGCGTACCGCAACGCCTTAACGCTGTGATCCAGGGTGGTCACCGGCAGCTGAATGCGGCCGCTGTTGATCGCCTCAGTGAAGGTCTTTTCATTGAGGTTCTTGAAGTAATGCACGCGCAGCTTCTCCAGGGGGATAAGCACGTCGCCGAAGAGTTGGTGCAGCATCTCAACGGTTGCACTATCCGGCGCGGGTTGCAGCCGTAGCGGTGTTTGACTTTTGTTGCTCATGGGTGGCGGCCTCCTTGCGTTTGAGTCGTGAGGGGTGGTTCCAGGCATTCAGGCAGTGGCGTTTGGTCAGCTCCCGCAGATGCTCCGGCACTTCGAGGAGCGCGGCATTGCGTTCCTCACGTGTGTGCATGGCGACGATCTGGCGGGCGTACTCCCTAGGCCACGTCACGGTTGTCTGCCGGGATGGCTGGTAGTTCGAGGCCCAGCTGACTTGCCAGCCAGGGCATGCCGGCTTGCCGGACCTTCGTCGACTGGCTGTATTGCATTCCGGCCGTCTCGTGGTACCAGTTGCCATTCTTGATCCGCAGGTATTCCCGGTCACGTACAGGGAACGCCGGGAGGTTGCGGTCAGTGAGCAAGCCCTTGTCACGCATCAGTGCGATCAGTTTTGGGCGGGTGATGCTGAAGTACTTGGCGGTCTTTTCCAGGCTACGTTCCATTGCGACCTCCTAGGCTGCATGCGCGGCGGGAGTTGCCACGGCTGCCAGGTGAGTGATGGATTCGGCCACCATGGAGTAGATCTCCACGTCACTGCCGCACACCGTGAAGCACTTGCTGAATGGCTTCTTGACGCCGATGCTCATGATGGTGGTGATGCCCGGACGGGTTTTGTTGCGATGGATTGCCAGGTTGATAGGTTGCTCAAAACCCATATCGAGGCTGAGCGCGCCGCCGGTTTGCACCAGGTCGAACACACGCTGCTTGTGTTCAATCTCGAAGACGCCGTAGCGGCGGTCTGCGTGCGGCACAGACGATGGATCGCCTGGGTTGGCGGGCCCGTTGACGATCTCCTCGATAAAATCTGCAAGCTTAAGGTGCATCTTCTTGCTGTTGGTCAGGGTCAGCGTGTGGCGTTCGTTTCCCAGCTCAACAGCGAAGTGTGTGTCGGCTTTGCGGCGCTCAACTTTCAGGCGGAAGGTCAGAGCTTCACGATGAGCTTCGGCCCGCAGGAGATGATTGAAGGTCTCGGTCAGGCTGACCTGAGCCTTGAGAAGGGTAAGCGTGCGGTTGTCGAGTTTGTATTTATTCATGCTGCTTGCCCTCCGCCGCTGGGATCGAACGGGGAGGGTGCCTCGTGTTCTTTCAGCTTGGGTTTGGACGCGATAAACGTGCAGCCGAAGTCTCGCGCCAGGCGGCGGATTTCGAAGATGCGGGAGGGATTCGCAGCGGCCGGATGGACGTGCAGGGTAGCTGTGGTGTGCATGGTGTTGCCTCGCTCTGTGGTGGAAGAGTGAAGCAAATATCAACTGATGGTTTACAAATGTCAACCATAGGTTGATTTTATGTGATTGAGGTGTGCCATTATTTCGATTGCATAGGAAATTTGATCGAATAAAATTTAGGTCAACGCACACTTCAAGGACTGACCATGCATAGGCTACCTGCGGACGCTTCACGAGACCAAGTTATCTATTACATAACGTCTTCTAGTATTTACGGGAATTTATGTCTTTTTATCGGGGCAGGTTTTTCTAAGGAGCTAGTTGGTGATGATGCCTTGTCATGGGGGCAGCTATTAGAAACAGCTGCTGATCAACTGGGTACGCAGTTTGATTTTACAGATAAGAAGCTGATCGGGACGGGATACCCAGAAATAGCCTCATTAATGTGCAGAAAACATGCAGATGATCATAATTTGTCACTGCAGACATGTATTGATGCCCTAAAAGTTAAGGTGGCAGAACTTACATGCTGGTATCCCACAGATGAAAAGAAAACACTTTATGCTGCGCATTTATCTAGTTTGGATCCTGCTTGGGTTGTAACTACAAATTATGACTTGGTGATCGAAAGTCTATTGCCTGGTTCATCAATAACTATTGGTCCAGATCAACCGCTTGTATTTCCAAAAGGAAGGACTCCAGTATATCATCTGCATGGAGTTAGAACGTATCCTGAAAAAATTGTGCTTTGCAGAGAGGATTATACCGCGCTCTTTAGACCAAATGAATATCGACAGATTAAGCTGGCTCTAACTCTTAAAGAATCTACAACGGTTCTTTTGGGGTACGGCTTGGGTGATGATAACGTGTTGACGGCTTTTGATTGGTCTCGAAATGTGTTTGATGAAGAAATAAAAAGCTATCCTAGCGAAGTGATACAAGTTGTTAGGATGCATGAGCCTAAGGATAAGCCATACCGAGGGCATAATGGGGCGCTGATTCTTGAAGTTAAAAACTTAGAAACTTTTTTTGCAGAGTTGATTCCTTATGTAGAACATCGTAAAAAGATAGAGAAAGACTTAAGTGAAAAGCTTGAAAAGGTTAGGGATAGTTTGGTAAAGAAGCCTGAGGATGCAGTTGAGCGGTTTATTGATGATAAAACTTTCAGGGCCGTAACTTTATCTATCATAAACAACAGTGATTATGCTCCTTTGGTAGACGGATTTATTCCATTTTTCGAAAAGTGTATAGATAAGACCTTTGAAAGATCATTGCCTTTTGGCGCATTCGCTGGCTATGCGGAAGGGCTGTTGATAGTTTTAGATATTATTGAGACATATGGCGCTACACATATGCCTCCAGCCTTGTTCCACAAGATAGCGACTGCTCTTCACCGTCAGACCCCATATATCGGCGCAAAAAATGGTCAATCGCATAAGGCGGGGAAAATCTGGGAACAGCGAAAGCATAAACTTCCAATTCGACAGCTTAATGAGCTAAGGATATATGCTCAAAGTAAAGGGTGGCGAGAAGTAGTTGCGCTGTTGAAATTTGCTCCGTTGGTCGCAGATGATCCCTCGGATGCTGGCGCGTTTCTCTAATATTTTGGGTTCTATGGTCTCGATTGTTGAGTTTGGATTTCCAATTACTCTGGTATGAACGAGCCCACTACCTTCCCGCATATATGAGTCTCTTCCGTAATATCAATGATTGGGTATTGCGGATTTATCGGCCTCAAATACTGCCTCCCCGCATCCTCTACAAGAATTTTAAACGTAGCTTCATTGGTACGTGGGACTCGGGCTATAACTCGGTCACCGGTCTTGGTTTCAGCTTCTGGGTCAACAAAAATAATACATCCAGTAGGATAGCTACGGCCCGGGCCAGGGTTTGTCATGGAATCACCTAATACCTTGAGTGCATAGCCGCTATCGCTGATGGGTACGGGGCATGATAGCCATGACTCCCCGTCATGCTGCTCAAAATTTGACTCGCACCATGCGCCCGCCTGTACCCACGAGATAAGCGGGACTTTCCCAAAACGCCGTGTGACTTCTCGAACATTACTCTCGCCTGTGGAGCCTAACTGGCGAACATTACTATCCCCTGTTTGCTCTTTTGGCAGTACGCCGTACTCCAGCCACTCCCTTCGCACCTTCAGCCACGAGCACAGTAATACCATGCTGTCGGGCTCCGGAATAGATTCGCAATTCAGCCACTTACTTATGGCCTGCGGGCTTTTCTGAGCCCCAAGCTTCACTAAATGCTTGTGGATATCCGCACCACGTCCCCGGGTGCGTACACCGGCATCGTCGAGTGCTTCGTGAAGGCGCGCCGTGAAAGCTGCCCGTAGCTCATTCTTATCAACCATGAGTTGATACTCTCATAGGGGTTGCGCAATAGTCAGTTGATGTTAATATCAACCGCGAGTTGATAAATGGAGGTTGCCATGTTGGACCCCGCAGATTTTCCGAACGCCATCGCGTTCGCATTTGAAGCAGTAGGCGGCATCGGAGCCGCCGCAAAGGTATGTGACAGGAGTTACCAAGCACTCAATAAATGGCGCTTGGCTGCCAGCCTTCCACGCACCGATTACACCGGTGAAACCCACTACGCAAAACGCTTAGCCACCGCCGCTGAGCAAAAGGGCAACGCGTTTGACGCCGCCTGGCTGCTCAACGCATCGGCCCCGCAGAAAGCTGCAGCGTAGATAGAAAAAAGGCGACCCAAGGGTCGCCCAGTTCCTCCCGGCACACACCACCACAGTGCTGTCGGGTCGCGACGAAGGTAGGAGGGCACACCACATGCAAACCACCTCCCTTTATCGCGCTGCCAAGACACGGATGTCTTGGGTTGCTGCCTTTTCCACCACAGATTAGGCAGCTGTTGCGCCAGAGGTGAGCAACGGATTGTTCGCCTCGGCACGGTGCCGGTTTCGATCCCTAGATCTAGCCGGCGTTTGGGCCCTTTCAAGCCACGCGGCAAATGTATCACCACTGCATGTCGCGGGGCACTGGCAACTTTGTAGGATTAATGCCATGAGCCGAGTAGCTTTAAACTGTGTAGATCGAGCGCAAAGGGAAGTTTTGACGCTCGAATTAGCCCTGTACCACGCGGCACGGGACTATCCCGGTGGTGCTGCAGCAATCGCTGCCACCACCGGTAGAAATGCCACCACGCTGCAACACAAGTTGTCTCCCACCCATCCCTCCCACACTGTCAACGTCCAAGAGTTCGGCGAGATCCTTGAGCTGACCAAAGACCGTCGCATTCTCGATGCGGTACACGGCCTTGTCGGCGACACGATCTGGCAGGAGCTGGCCGAGGCGTACACCAATGACATGCCTGAAACCCTCACCACGGGTATTGCGCAGTTCTTTCGGCAGGTCGCGGATTTGTCCGAGACCTGGGCCAAGCATATTGGCGACGGCAAGGTCGACGACGGCGAGCTGGCTGAGATTCGCCAGTTGGTGTTTCGCGGCATCCAAGGACTGCTGGGCATGTACAACCGCGCCCGCTACGTGAACCAGACGACGCGAGGGGTGGAACGTGGCTGATATCGCAGACTTCGCCAACGACCTGGTGCAAGAGCGCCTGGACCAAGCCCTCGCGGCACGCAGCGCCCTGAAGCCTGCCATTGCGGCGCATTCGTTCATGTTCTGTGAGGGGTGCGAGACGCCGATTCCACTGGCGCGCCGAGTTGCCATTTCAGGCTGCACTCAGTGCGTGAGCTGCCAAACTATCGACGAAGCCAGGAAGGCCCGCCATGCTTGATGAGGTACTGAATCAGTTTGCGGATTACGGCCTGGAGCCAAAGCTCCCCCTGGTGTTCGGCAAGATCACTCGCTGTAAGGCCGGCCCGGACAAGGGCAAGGAGAAGAACGGTTGGTACATCATCCATGAACACCTCACCGAGAAGAATGAAACGCTGATCTTCGGCGCGTTTGGTGACTGGCGTTCCGGTGAGACGCAGAAAATCAAGGTCAAGGCCGGACGCATGAGCCCCGAGGAGCGCGAGGTCATGCGCGCTCGTCAAGAGGAGGCCAAGCGCAAGGCTGTGGAGATCGCGGCCAACGCCGCGCATCGAGCCGCCAACCGTGCCTCCGGACTATTCAAGCGCATGCCCGAAAGAGGCAAGAGCGCCTACCTGGATCGAAAGCAGATCGTAGGCTTCAAAGTCCGCTATGCGCCACGTACCGGCGCATTTTTAGTGCCTATGTGCAACGTGCGCGACCAGATCGTCGGCCTGCAGGTGATCTATCCTGCAGTTCAAGAGGACACGGGGCGCGACAAAGCCTATTGGCCTTACGGCATGTCGAAAGAGGGCGCCTTCCACTTGATCGGCCCGCATCCGGAACCGGGTGAGCCGGTGCTGGTATGTGAGGGCTACGCCACCGGCGCCAGCCTGCACATGGCGACGTCGCTCACAGTCGCCATCGCCTTCGACGCGGGCAACCTGCTGCCGGTCTCAAAGGCCATGCGCGAGCGTTTCCCTGGCTGCCCGTTGATTATCTGCCGTGACGACGACTGGAAGACCAAGCGCCCCAACGGTGACCCCTGGAACCCAGGCGAGGAAAAGGCCAACAACGCTGCGCTGATCGTCGGTGCCCAGGTAGTCGCCCCAGTGTTTTCTGCCGAGCGCGAGACTAAGTGGACCGACTTTAACGACCTGCACGTCGCCGAAGGATTGGAGGCTGTTCGCCGCCAGGTGTTGGCGGTGGTCAAGCCTCCTACAGCTGGTGGTTGGAAAGATCAGCTTGCCCGCACCGAAAACGGCTCCCTGATCGCGCACATGCAAAACGTCGAGCTGATCCTCGGCAATGACGAGCGATGGGCCGGTGTGATCGGTTACAGCGTGTTCAGCTCCAAGATCGTCAAGCTGCGCTCTGCGCCTTTCGGTGGCGGCGCCGGTGATTGGGCCGACATCGACGACATGCGCGTAATGAAGTGGCTCGCGCAGCAGTACAACCTGCGGGTCAAGGCATCCCATGTGATCGAGGCGGTCAGCGTGGTTGCCCATGACCATTCCTTTCACCCGGTGCGTGAGTACCTGGAGAAGCTGGGGTGGGACCGGGTGCCTCGCCTGGAGACTTGGCTCACCGACGTGCTGGGCGTTAATGCCACCGAGTATTCGGCCAAGGTCGGCAAGCGATGGCTGATCTCTGCGGTTGCGCGTGTGATGCGCCCAGGCTGCAAGGCTGACTCGGTGATGATCCTCGAGGGCGGGCAGGGCGCCGGTAAGTCCACGGCCATGGGCATTCTCGGCGGCGAGTGGTTTATGGACACGCCCTTTGCCCTTGGTGACAAGGACAGCTTCCAGGCGATTCGCGGCAAGTGGATTGTCGAACTGGGGGAGTTGGACAGCTTCAACAAGGCGGAAAGCACCAAGGCCAAGCAGTTCTTCTCCGCATCCACTGACACCTACCGCGAGAGCTACGGCCGCAGAACGAACGACGTGCCACGCCAGTGTGTGTTCGTGGGTACCACCAACCAAGAGGAATACCTCAAGGACGCCACGGGCAACCGTCGTTACTGGCCGGTGTTCTGCAACAAGGTCGATCTGGAGCAGCTGCGCGAGATCCGCGACCAGCTATGGGCCGAGGCGCTGTTCTGCTTCGAGGCGGGCGACATTTGGTGGGTGACCAAGGATGAATCCTGGATGTTCGCAGAGGCCCAGGACGAACGCTTTGTGGTGGATGAATGGGAAGGGCCAATCCTGACCTGGCTGGAGGAATCACAGATTGGCGAAACCGCCACCGGCAACGAGATCCTGACCCAGGCGCTGAAGCTGGACTTCGGCCACTGGGGCAAGCCTGAGCAGATGCGGGTCGGAGCGATCATGCACCGGTTGGGTTGGCGCAAGAAGCGTATGCCAGCGTTGCCGAAAAGTGGGGTACGGCCGTGGGCCTATGAGAAACCTTCAGGTTGGGGACGTGCGTCTGCGCTGCAGCAGTCGGTTAAACAGGAGCCTTGCTTTGATTAAAGAAATCGATTCACGGCTTCGTATGTGGGCAGAAGAACTGCACAGCGACTTCACCAAGGGCGGGCTTGGTGGCGGCAACATGGTTGCGATGATGATGGAAAGCAATGGTCAGTTGATTCGCGGTCGGCGTGCGTTCCGTGCGCCGCTGGAGGGTTCGCTTGATATAGAGCTGATCGTGAATAAGCACCTGGACCAGCCACTGGCGACTGTCGTCCGTGAGCACTACTGCAACCATGACACCAACATGCGCTTGAAGTATGCCCATTGCGGCTGTGGTCGCGACACCTACTACCAGCGCCTGCATGAAGCCCACCTGCATATCTACTACATGCTGATGGGGAAGGCTGCATGACCCTCGGCGTCACTCCGCTTACTCCTGTCCTACTATCCCGCCTTGTCCGACTGCCATATAGCGCAGTTGGACAGGTGCAGGCCGCGCTGTTGTTGGCCTGTCCTACCGTCCAACCTTCACCCGCCCCACGCACACATGAGCATAGCGGGCACGTAGTCGCGCCCATGGCGCGCACGCGTGCTTTTAGCTTTCTCTCTATACACAAGAGAAAAGTAAAAAAGGTAGGACAGTAGGGCGGAGCCTCGATTTCAGGCGCTTGTAGCTGTCCTACTTCGATTCAGAATAGTGGGACAGGTAAGACAGGGCAGCAGAAGCGATAGCCGATTGAATGCGTTGTCCCTGCGTTACACCTGCGTCATACCTGCATTGCACCCGTATTGCGCCATGGCATTAAATCCTCCTTGCTGCCACCGGAATCCACCTGTAAAAAGTACCCATCTTCGATAGGTGCGACCGCAAGCAGCGGGACACACCACCACACTGAACCCGGCCATTGCGCCGGGTTTTTGCGTTTATGGGGTAGGGCGATGACGAACGAGCAGCAAGCGCTTATTGATATGCCGATCTGGATGGTGATCGTGCTGTCCCTGGTCGGCGGGATTTCCGGCGAGGCATGGCGAGCAGACAAAGCAGGGGTAAGCGGCTGGTCCTTGATTCGCCGCTTGCTCCTTCGATCCGGGGCCTGCGTGGTCTGCGGGCTTTCCACCATGATGTTGTTGCACGCATCAGGCATGTCTGTCCTGGCGGCAGGGAGCATCGGCTGCCTAACCGCGATGGCCGGTGCTGATGTCGCCATTGGCCTCTACGAACGCTGGGCCGCCAAGCGGTTAGGCGTGTGCGATGTGCCACCCTCGGGTGGTGGTCAAGCCTGATGTGCTGGAGGCCACGTTTTACGTGGCCTGTAGAGTGATGCGTCAAAATGGTGCGCCGAAAGGTCGCCGGGGACCCTGGCGGCATTCGAGGGACACGGGGCATGAAACCCGCGGGAAAGCGTTAGCGGGTGGGCTGCCAGCTTACTGAAATTCAATCCATTGAAATTGAAAGGTTTCCATTGAAAAGCCGTTGAAAAGGAGGGCTTATGACGGATCCACTGTTCCTGTCTAAAAGCGCTTTCGCGGCTCGCATCGGCAGGACGCCGAGCTACATCACCTGGCTTAAAGGCAACAACCGCTTGGTGCTTTCGCCGGACGGCAAGATGGTCGATGTGCTGGCAACCGAAGCGCTGATCCTCGAAACCGCCGACCCAAGCAAGGCCGCCGTCGCAGCTCGGCACCAGCAGGACCGGATCCAGCGTGACGTTTACAGCCAACTGTCCCCCCTAGTCGAGCCGACTAACACGGCTGCGCCGCAGCAGCCTATTGCTGTCGGCGCCAAGGGCCACGATTTCCAGAAAGCTCGCGCTATGCGCGAACACAACCTGGCGCAACTGGCCGAGATCGAGCTGCACAAGGCGCAGGGCTCGCTGGTTGCCAGGGATGCGGTTGAACTGGGGGCCTACAACGCGGGGCGCCATCTGCGTGACCAGTTGTTCGGTTTGCTCCCTCAGCTGTCCCACAAGGTGGCAGCAATGACCGATCCCTGGGACATCGAAAAACACCTGGCGGCGACACTCCGTAAATCACTGGAAGAGGCTGAGCGCATGTCCTCGTCCGACCTTGAACGAGCAATGACGACGAGCTGACCTATGACCACGGAAATTCCTGACGGGGACCGTGCGTACCGTGAGGCGTACTTCCGTGGACTGCGACCCGACCCAGACCTTTGGATCGACGAGTGGGCCGACGAGTACATGCGTATCCCACGGGACACCGGTGCGCCTGAGCCCGGCCAGTACCGTACTGATCGGACGCCCTACGCTCGCGAACCCATGCGCTGCCTGTCACCGGCTCACCCGTGCCGGCGTGTCGTCACCATGGTGGCTTCGCAGCTGATGAAAACGCAGATCGCCTTGAACTGGATGGGCGGCCTGATCCACATGGCGCCGTCCAACATCTTGGCGCTGCTGCCCAGCCTGGGGCTTTCAAAACGGGTTTCAGGGCGGATCAGCAAGACGGTTAAGGCAACGCCGGAGCTGGCGAAGCGTGTAGCCGCCAGTCGCTCGCGGGATGCACGCAACACAATGGACACTAAGGAGTTTGAGGGAGGCGCCCTGTACGTCACCACGGCGGGCTCTGCGGCCAACTTGTCGGAACTGTCGGCGCGCTACATCTACGGCGACGAGGTTGATCGCTGGGAGAACGATGTAGGCCAGGAAGGTGACCCCATCGTGCTCGCTGAAACGCGGGCGACCAACTTCGGGCGCAACGCCAAGATCTACTTCTCCAGCTCGCCGACGATCAAAGGCGCCTCGCGGATTGCGGACCTGTTCGAGTCCAGCGACCAGCGTTACTACTACGTGCCATGCCCCTCCTGCGGGCATATGCAAGTGTTGGAATGGGAGCGGTTGCACTACAGCAAGGACTACAGGACGGTTCACTACGAGTGCGCTGCGCCTGAATGTGACGTGCTGATCGAGGAGCATCACAAGACCGACATGCTCGCCCGTGGCGAGTGGCGTGCCCATGGCAATGGCGATGGCAAGACGGTGGGCTTTCACCTGAATGCGCTCTACTCGCCAATTGGTTGGAAGGACTGGGCCTCGCTTGCCGAGGAGTTCGAAGACGCCAAGAAGGCCCAGGCCAAGGGCGACATGGGCCTGATGCAGGTGTTCTACAACACACGTCTAGCCAAGGTATGGGACAGCGCGCAAGAGCAGACCAAGGCCGAAGTGCTGGTCGCGCGGGCACGTCTGGAGACGTACACCCTCGGCAGCATGCCGGTGGGCGTGCTGATGTTGACCGGCGCCGTCGACGTCCAGGCCAACCGTCTGGAACTGATGGTGATGGGCTTCGGCGTGGGCATGGAACGTTGGGTGGTCGACCACCAGGTGATCTGGGGCGACCCTGCGGATGAACGTACCTGGGCGGTGTTGGATGAAAAACTCAAGGTTCGCTACCGGCATCCCTGCGGTGTCGCGCTAGCGATCCTGGCGACGGGCGTCGACTCCGGCGGTCACCACACCGACGAGGTGTATCAGTTCTGCCGTGTGCGGCGCTGGCGAAACATCTTCGCGATCAAAGGCGCGAGCAAGCCCGGTAGACCGGTGATTGCTCAACGACCGTCCATGGTCGATGTGACATGGAAGGGTCAGACCGAACGTGGCGGCGCCGAGCTGTGGTTTGTCGGTACCGACACCGCGAAGGACTGGATCTACAACCGCTATGCCTTCGAGGACGGACCCGGTTCGCTTCACTTTGCCAACGACCTGCCGGACGAGTTCTTCGCCCAGTGCGTGGCCGAGCGCAAGGTCGCCCGGTACGTTAAAGGCTACAAGCGTATCGAGTGGGTCAAGGGCAAGGCCGAGCGCAACGAAGCGCTCGACCTGATGGTGTATTGCCTGGCGATGGCGCATTACCTGGGCATCAACCGTTACCAGGAACACGACTGGGAGCGGGTACGCCAAGCGCTTGCTCAGTCCGGTTTGTTCGACGATGTGTTGGGCGTCAAGCCCGTACAAGGCGAGCGCGTCGATGATGGCGAAATACCTGCACCGGTTGCGGCGCGTCAGTCGCTACCTGCGCCGCCACCTGCTGCACCTGTCACCCAACCGAGACCGGCTGTACCCCCACAACGCCGCAGCTCCACCAGCGGTTATTTGAAGAGACGCTGATATGTCGTTTACCCCGAAGCACCTCGAAGTCATCGAGCGCGCCATTGCACGCGGTGAAAAGACTGTGCGCTACAGCGACCGCACGGTGGAGTACCGCTCTATCGACGAACTGCTCAAAGCCCGCGACGAGATCCGCACGTCGCTGAGCCAAGCCGCCGGGCCGCGCTCTCGCGTGATCCGGCTTACCCACGGAGGCAAGGGAATCTAATGGCCCGACATTATCCGACGCTGACCCGTAACGGATTCTTGCTGCCGTCGAACATCAAGGCCAGTTACGAAGGCGCCGGTGAGGGCCGACGTTCGGCCAGTTGGGAAGCCACCGATGACGGCATCAACAGCATCAATACCCCGGCCCTGCGCAACCTGCGTGCACGTTCGCGGGCGGCGGTGCGTAATGACCCCTACGCCTTTAACGTCATCGACAAGCGCGTCAGCAACCTGATCGGCACTGGCATCACGCCGAGGCCGACCACGGATGACGCAGAGCTGCGCAAACTCCAGCAACAGCTGTGGGACGATTGGGTGGATGAATCGGACGCCGATGAACTGACCGACTTCTATGGCATGCAGGCCTTGGTGGCGCGCACCGTTGAAACGGCCGGTGAGTGCTTTGTGCGCTTGCGGCCGCGCAGCCCGAGCGAAGGTTTGGCAGTGCCGCTGCAGTTGCAGGCGCTGGCCCCTGAATTTGTCCCGCACGATAAATTCGAGATGGCTAAAAACGGCAACGTGATCCGCGCCGGGATCGAGTTCAACCCGGCGGGCAAGCGTGTGGCGTATTACATGTACCTGTCGCATCCCCGCGACTCGTCGTCGTTGAACGCTGGCTACAACCAGTTGGTGCGCGTACCTGCAACACAGGTGCTGCATATCTTCGAACCGATGGAGCCGGGGCAGTTGCGCGGCGTCCCACGTTTGGCCCCGGTGCTGAAGCGCCTGCGCAGCTTGGATAACTACGACGACGCGGTGCTGTTCCGGCAGGAAGTGGCGAACCTGTTCGCGGGCTTCATCAAGCGCCCGGCACCGGAGGCTACGCAGCAACCACGCGATCCGGTGACGGGGCAGTTGCTGAGTACCGACCGCGACGGCTTCACGCCGATGGTTGCCCTGGAGCCCGGCACCATGCAGGAGTTGGGGCCAGGTGAAGAGGTGGAGTTCTCCACACCACCGGATGCCGGCAATAACTACCCGGACTTCATGCGCCAGCAACTGATGGCTGCGGCGGCGGGGTCGGGCACGCCTTACGAGATCCTCACTGGGGACATGCGCGAGGTCAACGATCGGGCGCTGCGGGTGGTGCTCAACGAGTTCCGGCGGCGTCTGGAGCAACTGCAATTCGGCGTGTATGTGCACCAGTTGTGTCGCCCGGTGCGCGCGGCCTGGATGGACATGGCGGTGCTGTCCGGCGCCCTGGTGCTGGAGGACTACGCGCAACGTCGGCGCGAATACCTGCGCACACGTTGGGTACCGCAAGGCTGGGCCTACATTCAACCGGTGCAGGACGTGCAGGCGCGGCGGATGGAAGTGCAGGCGGGCTTTGGTTCGCGCAGTGAGATGTGTCTGCGCAACGGATACGACGCGGAAACCATCGACACTGAAAACGCTGCCGACCTCGCCAGGTCTACGGACCTCGGCCTCAACTACACGACTCTTGATGCCATCGAGCCTATTGATGACAAGGAATTGCCATGAGCAAAAAAGCCAAGCCCCGCGTTTATGACAAGGCGGGCAAGCAAGTAAAGGTCGCCGATAAAAGTTGGTACACCCTCCAGGCTAGCGGCGAAGCCGAGCAGCGTAACATCGAGATTTTCGTCTACGGCGAGATCGGCGCCTGGGGCATCACCGCTAATCAGTTCGTGCAAGCTCTGCGCGCTATTGATGACGGTGTGTCGCCGGTGATTGTTGCGTTCAACAGTATCGGTGGCGATCTATTCGACGGGTTAGCAATCCACAACGCGCTGTCGCGTTTGGGTGAGCGTTGCACCGGCCGCATTGATGCGCTGGCAGCCAGTGCGGCCAGTGTCGCGGTGTGCGGAGCTCACCGGGTGGTGATCGCGGCCAATGCCATGCTGATGATTCACAACCCCTACACCTTTACCGGTGGCGATGCCGAAGACTTCCGTCGAGTCGCGGACGTGCTGGACCAGACGCTTGAAGCGATCATCGCGGCCTACAAAGCCAAGGCGCCGGATATCGACGAAGCCGAGCTGCGGCGCATGGTCAACGCTGAAACCTGGCTCACGGCCAACGAAGCGGTGGCGCTGGGCTTGGCTGATGAAGTCGGTGATGGACTCAAGGTCAGCGCCTGCCTAGGGCAGGGCAGCGTGTTGCAGCGCTTCCAGCATGCACCGCCGGAATTGCTCGCCCAGTTGGACGAAGAACCTGAAGCAGAACCGCCTGAGCCAGATCCAGCGCCTGTGGTGGACGCGGCAAAGCTGGCTCTGATGGTCACGCAGGGATGTGCAGCGGCGGGCATCAGCAATCTGGTGGAGCCGCTACTTGCTGCTACCAGGCTTGAAAGCGAAGCGGTGATCCAGGCGGCACTGACCAATGCGAAAACGCTGCACGGCCTCTGTGTCGCGGCACGCCTGCCAGAACTGACCGGCGAATTCATTACGGCTGGTCTGGACGAGGCCGCAGTCCGTGCGCGTCTGTTCGACAAGCTGGTGGGCAGCGGTGGTGGCTTTGAAATCAACAACAGCCTTCCGCTGGAAGATGACCCGGCACTCACAGTCAAGGCCAAACAGGTCGACACCCACGCGATCTGGTCCACCCGTCAGGCGGTTCAGAACGGAACCTCGAAAGGAGCAAGAGCATGAAAATTGAATCGATGCACGCGGGCGAGTTCCTGCTGTCTGAAGGTAACGGCAACATTTCCCGCGAAGCGATCAACGTCGCTGCGGGCGCTGCACTGGAGCCGGGGCAGATCCTCGGCCTGGTCACCGCTACCAGTGAGTTTGCGCCGTACCTGCCGACCGCTGAGGACGGCACTGAAAACGCCATCGCTATCCTCTACGGCCCGCTGAGCGAGTCTGATGTCGTTCGGCGCGGTCGTGCCATCGTGCGACAGGCCGAGGTCAGCGAGGCGCATTTGACCGGCCTTGATCCCGCCGCTGAAAAGGCCCTGGCTACCCATTTCGTGATCGTTCGATAAGACGCTCACCCTTTTTATCCATCCCGCCGAGTGCGGGATTTTTCGTTTCTGGAGAGTAACCCCATGGCCGATATTGCCATTTTTGAAGACGATGCATTCAGCGTCTCCTCGTTGACCGCTGCAATCAATGACCAGGAATACCTGCCAGGCCGCATCAGCAGCTTGGGTCTGTTTCGTGAAGAGGGCATCAGCACGATAACCGTGCAAATCGAAAAGGACGGCGACACTCTGGCCCTGGTGCCAGCGGGCGAACGCGGTACCTCTGGCCTGGTGGTCGGAGGGACCAAGCGTCTGATGATCCCGTTTAACACCGTGCACCTGCCTGAACGCTTCACCATCAAGGCTGATGAGATCCAGGGCATTCGCGCTTTTGGCTCGCGTACCGAGTTGCAGTCTGTGCAGGATGTGGTCAACAAACGTCTGGCAAAGGCGCGCCGCCAGTTGGATGCCACCCACGAATTCCAGCGCATGGGGGCGTTGAACGGCCAGGTGTTGGATGCTGACGGAAAGACCGTTCTGCTGGATATCTATAAAACCTTCGGCGTCCAGCGCAAGAAACTGCCGATGGGCCTGGGCAATCCGGACACTGAGCTGCGCGTGCGCGCTGGCGAAGCGCTCGACATGCAAGAGGAAGCGCTGGGCAGCATCACCAGCACTGGCTCTCGCGCCTTTTGCGGCAAGAACTTCTGGAACAAGCTGATCGTCCACAAGTCGGTCAAAGAGACCTACCTCAACACCATGCAGGCAGCATCCCTGCGTGGCGATGCCCGTGAAAGCTTCGAGTTCGGCGGGATCGTCTGGGAGCGCTATCGCGGCAAGGTGGCAGGTGTTTCGTTCGTCCACGACGACAAGGCCCTGCTGATCCCCGAAGGCGTGCCTGATCTGTACGTCTCGTCCTTCGCACCGGCCGACTACATGGAAACGGTGAACACCCAGGGCATCCCGTACTACAGCAAGCTTGAGCCGCTGCCGTTCAACAAGGGCGTTGCCGGTGAAGCCCAATCCAACCCGCTGCACCTGTGCACGCGGCCATTGGCGCAGATCCTGTTGGAAATGTGACCGTGGCCTTCCGCGATTTGATCGACGACATCGACGATGTGGTATTCGAAACCCTAGGTGACAGCGCCCTGATCGAAGGCCGCGTCGAGCCGGTGCTGGGGATGTTCGCGGCGCCGTGGAAGCAACCGCAATTCGGCAAGGTCCACACCGGCCTTCGCGAGCCTCGCTTTGAGATTCGCGTGAAGGACTCGGACGGGCTGAGCAAAGGCCTGCGGGTCACCATCGACTTGCCAGCCTTGGATGGCGGGGGCGACTACGACCTGCTGCAGCTGGAGCCAGGTGGCGATGGCCTGGTTGCCTTGATTTTGAGGAAACGTCCATGAGCGTAGGTAGCCATGTGCAGCAGAACCGCGACAGCGGGATGATCAACATCATGCCGTCGGCGGTGCATTCCCAGGCCTTGCGTGAGTTCGGCCAGTTGGTGCCCAAGGCTGCTGCAGCGGCTCAACGTCGAGCGATCAATAAGACGCTGGGTCGGCTGCGTACCCACATCGCGCGGGCGGTAGGTAAGCAGGAGCGGATCGCCATCGGCGCCGTCCGGCAACGCTTGCGGGCCTATCCAATCAGCGGTGGGGCGATGCGTGGCAAGTTGTGGTTTGGGGTCAACGCCATTGAGGCCAGCCGCATCGGACGGCCTCGGCAATCCCGCGCCGGTGTCTCGGTGGCGGGGCGGCGCTACCAGGGCGCGTTCTTCAGGCAGGTGTACGGCAACAGTCCTGACATCTGGATCCGCACTTCGAGCAAGCACTTCAACGCCACGGATTACCCCGACAGCACACAGGGGCGGCGCAGTTCTGGTTTCATTGCGGAAAGCGACAACCGCTTCCCCTTGGCGAAAGCCAAGGTCTCGCTGGAACAGGTGCGACCGCACTTCGACAGCTGGGTGAAGCGCGCCGATGAAATCTTGCTGGAGATCCTCAAGCAAGAACTCAACTTTGAATTGCAGAAGTACCTCAAGGGGACCGCTCGTGTCTGATCAGCCATTCAGCCTCGACCGTCTGTATGACGCCATCGAGCAGCACCTGCAGGAGCACTTGCCGGGCATTCGGGGCGCGTCGTTCTGGCCGGATATGTCTGCAGACACCAGCATTCCCACGCCGGTGGTGCTGCTGGAAATGGCCGAGATGGAGCCGGCGACGGATATCGGTACCGGTGAAACCGCGCTGACCTGCAAATTTGAGGCGCGGATCATCGTCGATTCGATCAGCACGGATCCGCAACGTCAGGCCGTGCAACTGGCCTCACAACTGGCAGTGCTCCTGCGGGCGCAGAGCTGGGGCTTGGAGGTCGCCTGCGCGCAGTTTGTACGCTCCACCCAGGACTGGACCAAGCCAGAACTGGATGGCTACTTCGTTTGGCTGGTGGAGTGGGATCAGACGGTTTTCCTGGGCGCTGAGGAATGGCCGTGGCCGGATGAGCCGCCGGGTTCGCTGGTCATCGACTTGGGGCCAGATATCGGGCAGATCAACCCTGAGGCTCTACGATGAGCTACGCCAGTGCCGAGCACGACCGCATGATTGCGGCCATGTTGATGCCCTGTGTGGTGGTCGGCGTTGATCTGGCAGCGCCGGCGGTGCGCGTCAGCAATGGCGAATGGACTAGCGCCTGGGTGCGCTGGCACAGCCTAGCGGCTGGTAAGGCGCGGCACTGGCGGGCGCCCAGCCTGGGCGAGCAGGGGGTGTTGTTCAATCCCAGCGGCCAGGCGGGTATGGGCACGTTTATCCCGGGGCTGTATGGCAATGCCGGCGGCCAGCCGGATAACCGTGATCATGTTGAGGTCTGGCGTTTTGACGATGGTGGATCCCTAGTTTACGACTGGGAGGCTAAGACCTACACCATCACGCTGCCCACTGGCACTGTCACCATCAAAGTGGGAAGCGCGGTTGTAACCGTTACGGATAACGCGGTGAATGCCACGGTTGGCGGTACCGAGTTCGACCTGGCGTCCGGCTGGGCGGCGATAAAATCACCGCAGATAGCGTTGATCGGTGCGGTAGAGATCGACGGCACGTTACACGTAACGCAGAGCATCACCGGCGACGCGGATATTCTGGCGGCCGGCAACAGCGACAACCACCACAAGCATTAACCAAAAATCACCTACAGCCCGCCGCGTGCGGGCTTTTTCATGCCCGGAGAAATCATGGCCAAGACCATCGAGAAGCCCGCAACCGAAGAACAAGCCACTGCCGTGCCGGCGTCTTTGACGTTCCGCGATCTGGTCTACACGTCCCGCACGCTGGTTGTGCCCGGTACTGATCGTACTTACCCAGTGACCAAGCACCTGGTGGTGGTCCCCGAGTCCGATAAAGAGGCTGTGGCCTTCCTGAAGGCTCATAGCGAATACGCCGCCCAGGAGGGCTAAGCCAGATGATCGGAATGGATCGCCACACCGGGCAGCCCATATCCGGCATCGAGCATTTGCGACAGTCCATCGCCGACATCCTGAGTACGCCACTTGGCAGTCGCCGGCAACGGCCGGACTACGGCAGCAAGTTACGCCTGTTTGTTGACTTGCCAATCAATGCGGGCTGGAAAAGTGCCGTACAGGCCGAAGCGGCCCGCGCCATTGGTCGGCACGAGCCGCGCCTGAAACTTGAGCGTGTGACGGCGCTGTCGCTGCTGGACGGGAAAATAAACATGAGCGTCGCCGGCAAGTACCTGGGTGACAATTTTGTCTTGGAGGTAAGCGTATGAGCATCGTGGATCTGTCGGCTTTGCCGGCACCGGAGGTGCTTGAGCCGCTGGACTTCGAAGACGTTTACGACGAAGGGCTGTCAGCGTTTCGCGGCTATATGGGCGACAACTGGAACGCCGCGCTTGAAAGCGACCCTGTTACCAAGGTGCTTGAGGTCGGGGCCTATAACAAGGTTGGCAACCGCGCCCGGGTAAACGATGCATGCAAGGCGCTGCTGTTGGCTCACGCCATAAAGGGCGACCTCGATCAGTTGGGCGCAAACGTCAACCTAAAACGCCTGGTGATTCAGCCGGAGGATCTGCTGGCGGTCCCGCCGGTGGCTGAAGTCCTTGAGGATGATGATTCGTTTCGTGAGCGCATCCAGTTGGCCTATGAAGGGCTGACCACGGCGGGCCCGCGTAACAGCTACATCCTGCACGCGCGTAACGCATCTGGCTTTGTGCGGGATGCCACGGCGGAAAGCCCGGCGCCGGCGCGCGTTACCGTAACGGTGCTGAGTACTGAGGGGGATGGAACGGCCACGCCGGAGCTGTTGGCCATCGTGGCTAAGGCTCTGAGTGACGAGGACGTGCGGCCGTTGGGTGACCGGTTGACCGTGCAGGGCGCCGAAATCCTGAATTACCGGGTTGACGCGATTTTGCACATGAATAGCGCCGGGCCAGAAGGTGACGCTGCGCTGGCCGAAGCCCAAACACGCCTATCGAAGTGGATCAACCCCCGTAAGCGTCTCGGCGTTGAGGTGGCACGGTCTGCTGTGGACGCCCAGGTGCATGTTGCCGGCGTTTCGCGTGTCGAGCTTCCCGGATGGTTCGACCTGGCACCTACAAAGGCCCAGGCCGCGTACTGCACTGGTTACAGCGTGAGGTTGGCGGATGAAAAGCCTACTACCCAGCAATAGCACGCAGCTGGAGCGGGCCATGGAGGCGGCGCTCTATGAAAAAACCATTGTTCCGCTGCGAACGCTCTACAACGCCGACACGTGTCCGGCCCATTTGTTGTTGCATCTTGCGTGGGCCTGGTCGGTCGACCGCTGGGATTACCGGTGGAGTGAGGCGACCAAGCGTGCCGCCATCAAGGCCTCGTATTACATCCATAAGCACAAAGGCACGATTGGCGCGTTGCGTCGCGTGGTTGAGCCGCTGGGGTATCTGCTCGAGGTCATGGAGTGGTGGCAGACGGTGCCCGAGGGCGTGCCGGGTACGTTCGCGCTGAAGGTCGGTGTTCTGGACACCGGCATTACCGAAGAAATGTACGAAGAGCTGACCCGGCTCATTGATGACGCCAAGCCCGTCAGTCGGCACATGACCGGCCTGGCGATCAGTCTGGAAACCACCGGTTACATCGGCATCGGCGCCTGTGTAAGCGAGGGTGAAGTGATCGACGTTTACCCACCAACCCCCCGCGATATCGAGGTGACCGGCACTTATGGCCTGGTCATGTGTATTGATGAAATTGACACCCTGGACGTGTACCCATGATTGATCAGAACAGTCAGTTCTTCGCCATTCTCACGGCAGTGGGGGAGGCGAAACAGGCAAACGCTACCGCCCTGGGCCAGCCCTGGACCTTCGCCCAAATGGGCGTGGGTGATGCCAACGGCACCGACCCAATCCCCAACCGCGCGCAAACGCGCCTGATCAACGAATGGCGCCGCGCGGCGGTCAATCAGGTGCGAACCGATCCGGCCAACCCGAACATCATCATCACCGAGCAGGTGATTCCGGCCGACGTGGGAGGTAAGTGGATCCGGGAAATCGGTCTGTATGACGCCGATGGCGACCTGGTGGCGGTGGCCAACTGCGCACCGAGCTTCAAACCTTTGCTTGTGCAGGGGACCGGCAAGACCCAAATCATTCGGATGAATTTCATCGTCGCTAATACCGCGAACGTCGTCCTGAAGATTGACCCGGCGATTGTCCTGGCGACTCGTGAATACGTTGATACCCAAATTGTTGAAGCCATGGCAAAAATGGACTTCAAGCATTCGGTATTGGTGGCCACCACGGCCAACATCGCCTTGAGCGGCGTGCAGACCATCGACGGCGTTCTGTTGCCGGCGGATGCGCGCGTGCTGGTGAAGAGTCAGACGGCCGCCAAGGAAAACGGCTTGTACGTTGTTTCTTCGACCGGCGTTTGGAAGCGTACCCAGGACGCAGACAGTAGCGTCGAGGTGACGCCGGGCCTGTTCGTCAGTGTCGAAACCGGCACCGTCAACGGCGACAGCGTTTGGCAGCTGGTGACGGATGCACCGATTGTGCTGGGCACTACCGCTCTGGCCTTTGAAATGGCTGTGGGCCGCACCGGTATCAGTGCAGGCTCTTATGCCAATGTCACCGTCGATAAGTACGGCCGGGTGATCGCCGGTACCAACCCGACCACCTTGGCGGGTCACGGCATTACCGACACCTACACGAAAGATCAAATCACGGCGATGATCGCCCAGGCCTCGGCGTTGCCGGTTGGCACAATGGTCGGTTTTCCCGTAGATAAGGTGGCACCGGGGTTTCTGGAGCTAGATGGTAGTGTCAAGAGTGCCGCGACTTTTCCAGACTTGGCCGCGTTCCTGGACGGTGCATTCAACAAGGGCGACGAGGGTGCTGGTAACTTTCGTTTGCCCGAGTCGCGGGGCGAGTTCCTGCGGGGTTGGGATCATGGGCGTGGCGTTGATGCAGGGCGTGCTGTTGGCAGTTACCAGAAAGGCTCTCTGGTAATGATGGATAACATCACAGGTGGACAGGGCCTAATGACAGGTGCGCCGACAGCAACGCAGCTTGCGAGCGATTACGGGCTGGACCCGACGAGCAACGCTGAATGGCCCGGCGTCCAGGCGGTGCTGTCGAACGCGCTGACGCCGTTCGCTCCCTCTTTTGGGGCGAGCATTACCGCTGGTGTTACTCGTCCACGCAACCTCGCGGTAATGTGGTGCATCAAGGCTTGGAACGCGCCGATCAATCAGGGAAATATCGACGTTGCGTCCCTGGCCAGCGAAGTCGAGAAAACCCGCAATCTTTCGATTCAAGGCGCTTACCGGGGAATCCTGATCTCTGCGCTCGGCGTCGGCTCGGTTATCTCGGCCCGCGTTGATCAGGTGATTGTCAAAGACGGGGCCGGTGTAGCGCGCCGTATCAGCGGCCTTTCTGCTGCGATCAATCTGGCTACTGTCGGTGCCAATGGCCTGGATAGCGGGGTATTGGCGGCGTCGAGCTTTTACTCGTTGTGGGCTATCAATGGCCAGGCCCAGGCGTTCATCGCTGCGCTGTGCCCTGTGCTGACGGGTGCAACCACTGCGGGTTCCGCATTGGTTACCGGTTTGCCCAGTACCGCGTCATTGCGTGTTGGGATGCAGTTGTCGAGTTCAGCATTCCCTGCCGGCTCGGTTGTGCAAAGCATTGACTCGCCGTCTCAAATCAATGTGAGCGCCTTGGCGCTGACGACGACTGCGGCGGCGTCTTTGCGTTTCGTCTATGAGCCGGTGCTGCCTGCTGGATACGCGTCAAAGGCTCGCGTAGGCATGTTTTTGACGGGTTCGAACGGGGTGCCGTGCGCCTATACGCAGATCGACAACATTCTCCTGTTCGATCCGACTGCGGGCTCAAATACGCTCAACTACCCGGTGGCTGTTTCGGGGGTGGCAAGTACGCCAGTGTCTGTGTCGCTAGCGAATCTTGTACCGCCAACTGCTCGTAAGGTTTCGTTGGCTGCTGGGTGTACGGGGGGCTACGTGGGCTTTGCGCCTGAGGGTTCTTTCGCCTCGACGCCAGGTACTGGCTACTTAAGCCCGGCGCAGTTGAACGGCTTCCCGTTTGCGGGTGGTTATAACGCCTCTGGTCCTGTGCCAACTGCGCAGGGCGAGTTCATTTTGCGGCGTGTGAGCTTCCTGTATTGCGCTACCGCTGCGACGGCTGTTGCGCAGGTCATGGGCTGGGAGGACGGGTTATGAGTAGTTTTGCTGTTCGTAATGACGGCGTTTATCGCTGCCGTTCCATTGGTGGGCCTGAGGAGCTGATGCCCGGCGAGGTGTTTTCTGAGGTCTATGTCCCGCTGCTTTCGGTTGGTGTTGATGTTGACGCCGAGCGTTCGTGGCGTGATGGGGAGCTGGCCAGCCTCATGTGGTTGCGCGAGCGTCACCGTGATCAGTCTGAAATCGCAATAGGCACAACCCTGACCAGTGAGCAGTTCACGGAGCTTTTGCTTTACATGCAGGCCCTGCGCGACTGGCCGCAATCGCCGGACTTCCCGGATGTAGCTCATCGCCCAGTAGCCCCGACCTGGATCGCCGACCAAACCGAATAACGCCCCGCACTGACGGGGCGTTTTCTTTTCCGTTACGCGTAACACGAACAACCTACGGCCTCGCTTATGCGGGGCTTTTTCGTTTCTGGAGATTGAGCCCTATGAGTTTCTTTCACGGCATCACTACCTCGTTGATCGACACCGGCGCGCGCACTATCTCGCTCCCGTCGTCCTCGATCATCGGCCTGTGTGACACCTTTACCCCGGGCGTACTTGGTGGCGGTAGCGCCAAGGCTGGCGAGCTGAAGCTGATCACGTCCGAGCGCGAAGCCATTGCCGCGTTCGGTACTGACTCGGCGATCACCCAGGCTTGCCAGGCAATCTATGTGCGGGCTAAGGCTGTAATCGTCGCCATTGGCGTCCCTAAGCTCGCTGACGCCGCGCTGCAAACGTCCGCCATCATTGGTGGCGTTCTGGCAGATGGGCAGCGCACTGGCCTTCAGGCGCTGCTGGATGGCAAGAGCCGACACAATGCTCAGCCCAAGTTACTGATCGCCCCGGGGCACTCGGCCACCCAGGCTGTGGCCACGGCCATGGATGCCCTGGCCGGCAAGCTGCGCGCGATCGCCATCATTGATGGCCCGAACACTACAGACGAGGCCGCAATGGCCTACGCACTGAACTTCGGCAGTAAGCGGATCTATCTGGTTGATCCGGGCGTGCAGTTCTGGAGCACCGTGGACAGCGCAACCGTGGATGCCCCGGGCTCGGCCTGGACGGCTGGCTTGTTTGCTTGGACCGATGCCGAGTACGGCTACTGGGCGTCGCCGTCGAACAAAGAGTTTGTTGGCATCACTGGTACCACCCGGCCGGTGGAGTACTTGGACGGCGACGAGACGTGCCGGGCCAACCTGCTCAATAACGCAAACATCACCACGATCATTCGCGATGGCGGTTACCGACTGTGGGGCAACCGTACCTGCTCGGCCGATGCCAAGTGGTCGTTTGTTACTCGCGTGCGCACCTGCGACATCCTCATGGATGCGATCCAGGCGGGCCACAAGTGGGCCGTAGACCGGTCGATCACGAAAACCTATGTGTCCGACGTCACCGAGGGGCTTCAGGCCTTCATGCGTGACCAGAAGAACGCCGGTGCGGTGATCAACTTCGAAGTCTACGCGGACACCGAGCGCAACACGGCCAGCCAAATCGAGCAGGGCAAAATCTACTGGCGCATTCGCTTCACCGACGTGCCGCCGGCCGAGAACCCGAATTTCCTGATCGAGGTCACCAACGAGTGGCTGACCGAAGTACTTGAAGCAGCCTAAGGGGGCCGAGCAATGATTCCTGAAATGTTGACCAACTGCGTCATGTTTGCTGATGGCGTGAGCTTTTCCGGTGACGTGCCGTCCATGACGCTGCCCAAGCTGTCGATCAAAACCGAGGAATACCGGGGCGGCGGTATGAGCGGCCCGGTCGACCTGCCCACCGGCTTGGAAAAGCTGGAGGCGGCATTCACCACCAACGGCGTACGTAAAGAGGCGCTGAAGTTCTTCGGCCTGGCGGATCAGACCGCGTGCAACCTCGTTTTCCGTGGATCGTTCAAGGGCCAAAAAGGCACCGTCAAGTCGGTAACTGTGACCCTGCGCGGCTCGCTCAAAGAGGTCGATATGGGCGATTGGAAGCCAGGCGACAAGGCCGAAATCAAGCACGCCGTGGCCATCACGTACTACAAACTCGAAATCGACGGTCGTGTGATGTACGAAATCGACTTTGCCAACATGGTGCAGGTGATCAACGGTGTTGATCAGCTGGCCGCTGAGCGTACGGCCCTGGGCCTTTAAGGATTGATGACATGACTGATTTTCTTACTGCGCCGCTGCCGTCCTGGCTGGTCCTGAGTGATGACGGCGTTACCGTAACGCTCAAGCACAAGGCCGACCTTAACGGTGTTGTGACGGACAAGCTGATGATGCGCGCGCCCAGCGTAAAGGATGTTATGGCCGCCAAGATCGCCGGCAATGGTGATCATGAAAAAGTGGAGCTGAACCTGTTTTGCAGCTTGCTCACGGCCACCGAGGCAGAACTCACGGCCCTCAAATACAAGGACTACATGCGCCTTCAGGTGGGCTATTTTCGCCTGGTTGAGGAAGACGACGTGTAACGAGGGCACGCTTAAGGTGCTGGCCAAGCGCTTGGCAAAAGAGACGGGTTTCTCGTCTGCCGAGATCCTGGCCATGCCCTTTAACGTGATGGTGTGGTGGCTCACGGATTGAGCCGCTATTGATCTACCCGACGTATAGGGCGCGCACATGGCGAACAAACTTGCTCTCGGCCTGGTGATTGGCGGGGCCGTCAGCTCGACGGTAGGGGCGGCGTTCAAGGACGTCAGCAACAAAATCAAAAAGCTGGAGGAACAAGGCAACAGGGCGAGGGTGCTGCAAAAGACCATCGGCGAAACCATGCGTTTGCGTGAGGAATGGCTCAAAGCGCACATGGCCGGCGAAAAGGGCGCTGATGCGCTACGGCGGAAGCTGGAGAATAATCTGGATGGCCTGCGCAAGCAGGGCGTTGAAGTGCGCAACCTGACCAAGGCTTACTCGGCCATGGGGCTGGCGGCGACAAAGGCCGAGTTTAAAGCCAAGGGCCATATGCAGCTCGATGCTGGTAAACAGCAGATGAAAAGCAGCATTGGCCAGGCGGCGGCCGCCACGGCAGCGATGGCCATTCCGACGAAGGTTAGCGCTGACTTTGGCGCGATCATTCGTGACATTGCGATCAAGGCGAACATTGCCAACACGCCCGAAGAAGCGCAGATGTCGAAAACGATCATCGGCACGTCGCGTGATACCGGCATGGCCCGTAATCAGGTGGCCGAAGTGGTCAATGCCCTGGTGGGTGCCGGCATGGAGCTGGATAAGGCCCTGTCATACGCACCGGTAGCGGCCAAGTTTGCGGTTGGCCAGGGTTCGGACGGCGGCGAGACTGCCCGCATGATCAACGCCCTGGGGCAGAACGCCAAAATCTCGGACCCGGCCGTGATGCAGAAAGCGCTGGAGGCGATCGCCTATCAGGGCCAGGCGGGTAGTTTTGAAGCGGCCGACATGGCGCGATGGTTCCCCGAGTTGCTGGCAGGCATGGGCAAGATCGGCATTACTGGCATGGATGCGGTCACGCAATTGGGCTCAATGCTTCAGGTGCAAATGAAGACCGCCGGCGGCGCCGACGAAGCGGCCAACAACCTCAAGAACTGGATGGAGAAAATCGGTTCTGGCGACACGGTCAAGGCCTACAAGGATGCCGGGATTGACTACCAAGGCTCGATGAATACCGGCCTGCAGAACGGTAAATCCACCCTGGAATCTAGCTTTGAGCTGGCACAGAAGTACATTGCGGCGACGGATCCGAAGAAGGCCGCCGCGATGGCGGCCGCTACAGCCAAGATCAGTAAGGAGACTGACCCCGAGAAAGCCAAGGCCATGATTGCATCCCTGGAGCAAGCGTTGCGCACTGGGGATCTGTTCGCGGACATGCAGGTTAAGGGCGCTTTGACGGCCTACATGCAAAACAAAGAGCTGTATGCGCAGCTCAAGAAAGACTCGGCCAGTGCCACCGGGATCCTTGATAAGAACCTTGAGGAGCGCCGGCAGGCGTCAGCGCAAAAATGGGCGGAAATGGCCCAAGGCATGGACGAGGCCATGCGCGCCATTGGTGACGCATTCCGACCTGTCACTGACAAAGTGGCGGATGGGTTGGCTTACGTCACCCAGGGGCTCGCCAAGCTGTCGGACGAGTCGCCCCGGGTAGTGACGGGGATCGGTGCGGCCGTGGCGGCCGTGATCGCTTTCCAGACTGCAATGAGCAGTTTCAAGATCGCCAAGGGCTTGCTCAACATTGGGCGCGGCTCGCTGATGGGCAATCCCAATATCCCGCAAAAAGTCATTGTTACCAACATGCCCGTGGGTGGATCTGGTGGCATGGGAATGGGTGACTTCGATGACGCGGGCGGCAAGGATGGAAAAGGTAAGGGCAAGGGCGGCGGTCGTGGTGGTCGAAGCCCAGGGCGTGGCATTGGGGCGGGCATGAAGGGGCCGGCAGTATTGGCGGTTATAGAAGCCGGTTTTAAGGTCAAAGACACTTACGACAACGCTGAAACCCAGGACGAAAAAGCCGAGGGCTATGGCGCTGCCGCTGGTGGTCTTGCTGGCACGCTCGCTGGAGCGGCGGCCGGTGCCGCCATTGGTTCGGCGGTTCCGGTAATCGGCACCATCTTGGGCGGTTTGATCGGCGGCTATTTGGGCAGCTTGGGCGGTGACGCCCTGGGCGGTGCCATCGGCAAGTCGATGTTTGGGTCTGACGAAAGCAAGAAGGTCATGCCCGTGGCCGGTCCATTGATGATGAAGGATGCCGGCAAGGACATCCCGCCGGTGCTTGGGGATATTGCCAAGTCGTTTGCCCCGTCGCGCACCGGCCCGCTCATGCTTACCAATCCCGGACAGGGGGCTTTGCCTAAGGCGCCTGGCGCGGTCACTCCGGGTGATGCTGCGCGGTCCATGATGATGCCCCAGGCCAGCGCTGACGCGGTAGCGGCGCCACTTGCGGCGGCCGTGGTGGCGAAGGTCCAGCCGGCCAAGATCGAGCCCAAAGTGGACATTAGCGCGCCCTTCACGCTGACGGTGCAGGGCGATGTGAAAGACCCGAATGAGCTTGCGGCCAGGTTACAGCCGCTGCTGGAGCAGCATCAACGGGAAATCGCCCAGCAGCTCGAAAACCGACAGCTCTACGACGCGCCGCATCTCTAAGGGGGGAATATGGAATCACTGGCACAGCTACAGTCTGGCCTGAAGTACCTGGCCTCGGCCGGCGAAGCGGGCCGGCGCAGTATCGACGGGGTGATTGGGCCGGTAAACGGTGCGATCAGCGAAATCACCGGCGCGGCCAACGAGCTGGAGGATCTGCCGTTTATTGGCCCTGCCGTGGGGGAGAAGCTTCAGCGAGTCATGCGCGGTATTGCCACTGCCCAAGCCAAGGTTGGCCAGGTGGTTGCCACCTATAACCGTGCTACGCGCGCCCTGTCGCAGATTGACGAGCGCCTGGGCACCTTGAAAGAGCAGGCGGGGCGGGCAGCTACCGCGATCAACAAGATCGCCGGAAAGATTGACCCGTCGTTGGCCAATATCCTGCCCACCGGTGCGTTTGCCACGGACGGCACGCCGGCGAAAGAGGCGGTAAAGCCTTTTCCTCATCTGCTGATCATTCAGCCGCTGGACCCGAAGGCGCAGCCGTATTACTTCAACCTTGATACGGCGGCCTTTGATTCGCTGCGGCGCTCGACTGAATACCGCTGGGCCTCCCAGGAGCGCCTGACTCGTCGGTCGGCCCAGCAGGCCGTGGGCATGGGTGACGAGAAGATCACGCTTAAGGGCGATATTTTCCCGGGCTACCGTGGCGGTCTGGAACAGCTCAACACGTTGCGCTCGATAGGCTCCCAGCTCAAGCCGGTGACCCTGACCACAGGCTATGGGTTTGTGCTGGGTACCTGGTGCCTCAAGACCATTGACGAAGATCAAAGCGCGCTGATGCAGGGCGGTATCCCCCGCAAGCAGGCGTTCACCTTGGAGTTTGTGCGCTATGGCGACGATATGCAGAACATCTGACGGGGATCTGCTCGATACCATTTGCCATAACTTCTATGGCCATCTGGCGGGCAGTGTTGAGGCGGTTCTGGCAGCTAATCAGGGCCTGGCCGATGAGGATCAACCTTACCGGGCCGGCGTGGTGATTGTCTTGCCGGATCTGCCAGGTCCTGTGGATGATCAAGTGGCTCTGTGGGATTGATCCAGTTCTATCGGTTGCGCCCTTGTTCCTTTATGCGTAACGCCTCCGTTCCCTAAAGCCCGCCCAGTGCGGGTTTTTTATTGGCCAATGCCCTATGACTCCTCAATTTAGAATCGTCGCGAACGGTTCCGACATTACGTCGCTGATTAACGATCGGCTTTTGCTGCTGCGCACCACGGACAAGCCCGGCATGGAATCGGACGAGTTTGAATTGCGCATTGATGACCGCGACGGCTTGGTAACGCTGCCCAAGCGCGGCGCCGGGATCGAGGTCTACCTGGGCTATGCCGAAACGTCCCTGGTGCGCCTGGGGCGCTATGTGGTCGATGAAATCGAGGTTTCCGGCCCGCCGGACACTATCGTTATTCGGGGCAAGGCCAGCGACATGCGCGGCACCGGCAAATCCACCCGTAGCGGTAGCTGGGAAGACGTGCCGCTGTCGAAAATCGTTTCCGATATTGCGGCCCGTAACGGCTGGACGCCAGCCTGCACTATCGCTACGAAAGTCGCCCGGGCTGACCAGCTCCACGAATCTGATTTCAGCTTTGTCACGCGCCTGGCCAAACAATACGACTGCACCGCCAAGGTGGGCGACGGCAAGTTGATGGTGATGCAGCGCCAAGCGGGCCTGAGTGCCAGCGGCAGGGTTATTGGCGCCATAACGATCACGCGCAGCGACGTAAGCCGCTGGCAGTTTCGCTTGGGCGACCGTAACGCACACAAGACGGTGGCGGCCAAGCATCAGGACAAAAAGACGGGCACGTTATCGGTGGTGTCCCTGGACAACGACGACGTGCCGGACGGCCTTCCGGCAGTACACACCGACCGCCATATTCACCCGAACAAAACCGCCGCCGAGTCAGCGGCTAAAGCGCGCTTGGCTGCATTCAATCGCTCCACCGCCGGCGTGCGCCTGGAGATGGACGGCCGCACGGATCTTTTCGCGGAGCGCTCCATCAACGCCCAGGGCTTCAAGTTGGGGCTCGATGGCGAGTATCTAGTGGATTCGGTGGAGCAGACATTCACCCAAGCCGGCTGGTCCACCACCGTCGAGTGCAACGGCGGCAAAAAGGGCAAGGCTAAAGCCAAGGGCAAGAAAACGAAAAAAGACGCGAAGCCCGTCAAGGTTGTAAGCCTGGCGTAGCGGCGCAACGCACCATCCATGTCTGCTGAGTGCGGACTATTCACGTTAGGAGCTCGTATGGCTATTACCCAGCAGCAGTTGCTGCAAATTCTTCCCAACGCCCGCCAAGTCGCGGGCGTTTTTGTTCCTGTGTTGAACACGGCCATGAGCCGCTACGGGATCGTCGGCCAACTACGTATCGCCGCATTCATCGCTCAGGTTGGCCATGAGTCGGCCCAGTTGCGCCATGTTCGTGAAATTTGGGGTCCAACGACGCAGCAAGCCGGCTATGAGGGCCGGTCCGACCTGGGCAATACCGAGAAGGGGGATGGCTCCAAGTACCGTGGGCGCGGCCTGATCCAAGTCACTGGCCGGGCGAACTACACCGCATGTGGCGAAGCACTGGGCCTCGACTTGATCGCAAGGCCCGAGCTATTGGAGTTGCCACAGCACGCCACAATGTCGGCGGCGTGGTTCTGGTCAACCCGTGGGTTGAACACTTTGGCGGATCAGGGGCAGTTCGTGAAGATCACTCGGCGCATCAATGGTGGACTCACCGGGCAGGACGACCGGCAGGCTTTGTACGACAAGGCGCTGAAGGTGCTGGCATGACGCCAGTGCAGAATCTGGCTTGCGTGCTTGTGGCGATGGCGATTGCTTGTTTTTCGACATGGAAGGTGCAGGACTGGCGCTATGACGGAATCGTGGCCAGGCAGGCCGGTCTGTTCCAGGAAGATTTGAATCTGATCAGCGCGGCAGCTGCCAAGCAGGAAAAAGACGCTACCGATAGGCGTTTGGCCCTGGAGCAACGATTGGTGGACCAAGATCAACAACACTCCCTGGAGCTATCCAATGCCCAACGTAATCAGGCTGCTCTACGTGATCGCCTTGCCACTGCTGATGTGCGGCTGTCAGTCCTTCTCGACGCCTCGGATACAGCATCTGGCTGCAACGTGCCTGCCGCCCCCGGCACCATCGGCGTGGTTCATGCAGCCCGTAGAGCCCAACTTGACCCAGCGCATGCTCAACGAATTATCGCCATCACCGACGCCGGCGACCAAGGACTGATCGCGCTGCGGGCATGCCAGGCATACGCCCGGGCTATCAATTTGAGGTGAAACCAATGATCCGTAAACTTTCGAGCTGTATTGCCCTGAGCACCAAATACTAAAAGCGTGATTCAGAGATCTGTTTTGCTTTGATTTCATGGAGTCGAAAATTTCAACGCTGAAAAAGTTAGCGTGCCGCTTCAAGTCACTACCGTGCGCTTTGAGTCTTCAGCAGACAGCGCCTCTCGTAAATGCTCTCTCGCTAAGGACTGTAGTGATTCATATTCTGAGCCACGATCTGCTTGGGAAATGAGTTATGTAGGAAATGTCCTACAAAAAACAAAGATTCGTCCTATACAGATCGCAGAAGCGTCCTCCTACGCCTAGGTAAAAGTCTAAATATAGTTGATCTATATTTTTTTGATGTGGCGGTGGGTAGTGAATAAATTTAACAAGGTTACCTTTATAGTAGCGCTGGCACAAATGTCTATAAGTAATGCTGTGAGCGCCTATACTACGAATGTGGGGGCGGGGCAAGTTGCAGACAACGAAGTTGTAGGTAGTCCAGCAATAAGTGGTGAGTTTCAGCAAGTTTACGGCACAGTGAATAATACAGAAATAATTCAAGGTGGAGAACAGCATATACAGCATGGGGGGGTCGCAAATGCGACTATAATAAACGGGGGAACCCAT